GTTGCAGCATCTGACCGGCTACCTGTTTCGCTCGTCCCTCTATGAGTTGCGGCATATTGGCAATGATGTGTTCCAGAGGCGGCATGCCTTGCTGCGCCAGTTGCTCATACGCCATTGTAACCTGCTCAAGCTGTTCTGCCATCTGTTGCATTTGTTGCTGCATGTCCTGCACAACATTAAACTGTTTCTCGTCAAGAAGGAGGTCGTGATAGGGGGTTCCTACCAGCTTACCCTTCCTCTTTAAAGCTCTGATAAGATGCTCGGGGCCCATAATGCCCATCGCTATTCCAGCCTCGGTGCCATATCCTATGAGGGCGTCGAGGTGATGGGCTTGGTCTACTCTGTCCTGAGGACCGACACCAACGTCTATCTCTATCTCGTACTTCCCGCCTAAGTCATCGGGATTAATGCTGATGTCCGTACCGACCACCTCAACAACATCTTCCGGCGGCCACTTTTGAACGATTGAAATAAGGTCGCGAAGTACCAGCTTCAAGGTCCGACCCAGCCTCTTGGCTGTAAACTTCTGTCGGGCCTGACCGGCGGTCTGAATCAGACTGATGCCGGTGGCTGTCTTGTTGAGGGAGTTGGCGTCGATGCCTTGATTATATCGGGATACACCGGATTTCTGTTCAACCTTGGCCTCTCTCTTCTCTATGGCGTCGAGCAAGGTACGTCCCGGCGGTTTCGGTCTGATCTCTTTAAACCTGTCATACTGTCCAATAAGGACATCACCGACCTGTCGGTCTGTCCAATCTGAGGCCAGCATCACATCATCGGTAATCATTGTCCCATAAGCAGACTCTGCACTCGCGTCTGTCATGAGTCTATGGAGATTTGTGAGCTCTTTCTGGTCGTCTTCTAATACTAAAGGAAGGGGCTTACCCTCAAGTCGGTGCGGCTGCCGGTACACGCAACCCACCCTAAAGCATGGTCGCTTATATGGGTTGTCTTGGATTTGCAGTACCTCTTTCTCGCAGACTGTTATAATGACCGGCTCAAGCAAGCCATCATTATCGACGTCTAAACGTGCATATATTTCACGCACATAGACCTCATTGGCTGCGAGGGTAAGCGGACTTGATGGGTCGGCAACGTCGGAGTCATATCCCTCTTCATAGGACATGTTCTCAACGCTATACATTATGGTTTTTTCTTCGTTGGTTTCCTCGTGATAGTTTACACGTTGACCCAATTTGTCTTCAACCTTGGCGTGGCTACCGGGCTTATAACGACCCTGCTCTTCTCCAAGTTTAATGTCAGCCAGAGTCTTCTTAACTCTATGCTCAACATAAGGAGTCTTGCGGTTGATAGCCTTTGTACCCGGCAGTGTGTAAAACTCCCATGGGGGAATAACTTCGACCCGCGGGCCTGCGAATAAAATCTCGTTCTTGACGGCCTTGACATCCTCAACGCCTTCCCAGTAATATCCACCGGCCTTGTCAAACTCCTGCACTTCGGTGTATTTACTGATGGTTATGTCGGGGTCAGCCTGAAGCTGAGCAAATTCTTCCTTCTCCATCCTCGCCCGGGTGATGACCGTGGTATCATAATCTTCGGCGTAGTAGACTTTGAAGACGCCGTTGTGATACAAGAGACAGTCGGAAATGAAGTCATCTATAATGTCCTCACCGTCCTGAGCTCGGAAGAGTATGTATCTCAGATACTCTTTTAAATCTTCTGATCTCTTTCTCGGGTTGTCCTTCTCTGCCGGAGTGCCCTCGGGTGTCAACTCTCCCCCAGCTACGTCAGCCTCGGTTGGGACGACGTCCTCTTTGGGAGCACTTGATAGGGTGAAGAAATCGGGGGATGTGAAAATCTCATTCAGACCGGGCTTCAGCCACTCTATGACGTCAAAGACTGTGGACGCCACCGTCTGGGACCAGCCATCTCGCTCGTTCCCATAGGGGTCTTGCTGGTAATACTGAAAGCACTTAATCCTTTCCAGCGACTTCTCGCGCTGTAAAAACTCGGCCTTGTCCATCATGGGTGAGAGGACTTTGATTACTTCTGCATCATCTATTTTTATGTGGGCCATTTGATTCCCTTAGGTAACTAGGCGTTTCCTTTTAAATTTCTTCCTGTTGGCGGGCATCTGGGCTGGCAGGTGAAAGGAGAGTACGAGTGCATCAGCTAGGTTGGGGGACTTAACACCGCGCTTCTTCATGTCGTCCTTGCCCTCGACCTTGATTTTGCCACTCAAATTCGTCTTGTAGGTTGGGGTCGACAATTCAACCATTAACTTGTTAGCGTTAGTTATATCTTTCTTTATCGCGCACTCTTTTTTGTCGAACCACTCTCGGGTCCTCCACCACAATTCGTCTCTGAGTCTTGCAAATCTTTCTGAGCTTGACGCCGACTCTGCGACATTGACAGCAACAGTCGGTACGCCCCATTCACGGAGCAAGTGTGCGACTCCTGCGCCCCAGCCAATAGCGTCGACTGCAACGATTCCAAAGAGTCCTTCATTAAATCTGTCTTTGACATAAGCTGCTATCCTGACGGTGTCGTCCATGCGCCACTCTTCGGCGTGGACTATCGTTGTTCCCTTCCGTACAACCAGTGCGGAGGGGTCACCCCCTAACGACATGCCAACATCAAGACCTGCTACGCTGGGCATATCACGGTAAGAAATGTTTCTTCCCATGGCGGTTTCAATTAACTGCAAAGGTATGAGAATGTCATCTGACGAGATGTCGAACGAGCAATAATACTCCTGTTGAATAAGGGCTTCTGACATTCCCTCGTTCCGCTCTTGCTCTATATCTGCTTCGCTTATAACCCTATTTCCATCTTCATCCAGCGTCTTCGTAACGTCCAGCTTTTCGCAGAACCACAAGGGGTCTGACATTGCTGTACGGTACATTTCAAAGAAGTGATTCCTGCCTCGGGGGGTAGACTGAAACAGAACCCATCCATCATTCTCTCTAACGATGGGCCTGATGAAGTCCCAAGCCTCTGTCTTCTGCAATGCGTACTCTGAGTAGACTAGGCCTACAGGGTTGGTACCAACGATGGCATCTATATTATCTGAGCCGATGACCTGAATGACTGAACCGGTCTTCAGCTTCAATTTCATCTCTGTCGTGTTCTTTGAGGCAATCGTGTCAGGCGGGCAGTGAGATAGAAACGGAAAACCTTGCTTGTCAATACCATCAAAGATGATTTTCCTTGCCTGTGTGAGTAGCGGTAGAATGTAAAAATAAACCCCAACCCTTTCAAATGCCTTCTTGATAAGGATGTTCCAACAGGTCTTGTCCTTTCCAGCGCGTCGATGAACAACCCAAACCCCACGTTTACATCCGCCGTCAAACGCGGACATGATGGGAAGTTGGTATATGCGAGGCGTAAAGCCATGAGGTATTTGTATGGTCTGTTCAGACATCTAGTTTGTTGCCAACGATCTGTAGGGCAACCAGTTGTATTTCCGGGGTTGACCAATCTAGCGGGTTGTTGTCGGCGTCCTTTCCTTCTCTCAGTTGCCTTAGGCCAATGTCTGAAAAAGCGTAAAGATCAGCGTTGTCTCTGTCAATGGATATTTTACCAGCCGCTTCTTCCTTCTCGGGCTCGCGCATTCCTTGCAAAGCGTTAAGCTCATTTAGTAAGTCTAGGTTGGGAGTTGCTACTTCTTCCCCGGGGCCACAGTCGCAGTCGTCATCACAGGTGTGAGTCTCCGGTGTGGGGCATTGACAGTTGTCGCATTTCTTATCACATACACCCATGGCTACTCCAATTCTTCAACAGTGAAACCCTCAAGGTATGCAGGCGTAGCGGTTTCCTCAGCCTCTGTGACGAAAAAGTCTCGTCCGTTGCCCTCAAAAAATTCGTCTACGCTTAGCATTTTGTCCTCTTCCATATTCTTATATTACCACAAATGGATTACTTTGTCAAGTTGAGGGGTTAGGCATGCCCGGGGCAGGCGCATGGCCTTGTGCTTTCTCCACAGTATGGGCAAGTCATTTAGTCTCCTGTTCCTTTCATATTCTTTACCTTTGGTGGACGCAGGGGGAATCGAACCCCCCGCCCAGCCATAAGCTATCGCTTTACGCTGAGTCACCCAGTTTTGGCCCTTTAGTTGTTCTTACTGTATTGAGATTAGGCGAGAGGGGCGAATGCCCCTCAAGCCTATGACGCGCTCAGGAGGGGGGGCCTGTTTGCGTCGCCGTGGCGGGAGGTCCACGGTGCGGGGTTAAAGATCAAAGCCTGTTGACTTATTGTCTTCAATATCAATGATGGTCGCAATGTGGCAATAGTCTGAAGCGTCAATCGGGGCTCTGCCATCCATAAACCACGAACACTCTGTAATGGGTTTAGACGAAGTAAGCTTGACCTTGATCTCCTTGCACTTAGCCATCAGTATCTGGCTCTCGGCGGCTGCCAACTGTAGATTCTCGCAGTGCTGGCACATGCCGTACTTGTGTCCGTGATTGTCCCTAATCTTGTGGGACGGTTGGTCATACAGGGAGTTGCACCTGATTTTTGCAAGCCCTGTCAGAACCTCACCTTTAAGTTTTCCCTTGCCTTCTTCGTCAATATCCCGCCACAACACTTTCCTTACCTTTAGCGAATGCATGACTCCCCCTTTTAGTTTAGAGGGGGGCTGTACGCCCCCCCTGTTCTGGGTTATGGTATTTAGAACGGTATGTCGTCGTCGGGCTCAGGTGTTGACGCACGTTCCGGGGCTCCACCAGCGGCGGAAGCTTTTCCACCAAGCATCTGCATTGAGAACGCAACTACTTCGGTGGTCCACTTTTTGTTGCCCTCTTTGTCTGCCCACTCTCGGGTTTGAAGCTTGCCCTCAAAGTAAGCCTGACGTCCCTTGGCAAGGTACTCACCGCAGATTTCAGCCAACCGACCCCATGCTATCACACGGTGCCACTCAGTCTTCTCCTGCTTTTTCCCTTCCTTGTCGGTCCACTTCTCGGTGGTCGCAACCCTCATGGCTGCCTTAGCTGTGCCTGACTGAGTATAACTCATGTCGACATCAGCCCCGAGATTCCCCACTAGTATCACTTTGTTGACCATTTTTCTTCCTCCCTGATTCTCTGGCTTTCTTCGGTGCATGCTGCGGACAACCCGCAACAGACATGAATGAGCCGTTAGTTAAAAGCTTGCACCCCATTGGGCACTTTCTCCATCTGTACGTTCTCACTACGCTTTCTCCTTCTTGAGTGTTTTTAGCATGCCACAATCTGTTAACACCTGTAGCAACCCCTCTGCCAATGAATCTATGATTTTCTCTTCATCACCCTCTTCGCCTATCCTGCCTTTAAGGTAAACATTGTCGACGGCGTGGAGGATTTCGTGAATGAAAGTCTTCATTATGTCCGGTGCTTTTCTTTCGTTCCCGCACCAATCAACCTCTGCTATCATGATGCGTCTGATGTTTCCGTCGTGGAGTCCCAAGTAGCCGTCAACCTCTTGGAACCTATGAGGATACGTTACTTCATATTCGTGGGCTCCCACCCTTATCGTCTTGGGCAGTTTCATTTTGGTCATTTAATACTCCAAGGATTCCATATCCAGCTATGTCGCTGAAGGGAGACTCGCCAAATGCGTCCTTTCTTGTGGCGATTCTGAAGAGTTTATCCAGTATTCGGACGATTGCCAGCATGTCACCGTACTGAGATGGGCCTACGCCATTGGGGTACAGTGCCTTCAAGATGGCACCGGTCTTGGCGAACGAGTCACCGTATGCGGCGTTCTTGTCCTGACAAATCTTCCCAATGTCTTTCCCTATTTCAGCCAGTGTTCGGTTCGGTTGGGTGCCCCTGTGGTCGTATGTCATTTCGTCTTCTCCCGGTGGTTTGTTATAAGCTACAAGCATCTTTTCCCCCATGTTAAATGTAAAAGCCATTAGATCATCCACACGAATGTTCCGTAGATGCCCGCCCAGATTATCGCTAGGCAGACTATGTCGAGTGTGCTCATATCCATTAGATGTAATAATCTCCGTACATGAAGTGCTCAACCCAGCTTACACAACCAGACAGTCCTTGCAGGTTGGGGTCCCAGTGGGGCCTATTCCTCATGCCGTCACCCCAGAGAGATGTGGTCTGATTGTAGTATCTGCCTATCCACTTCTCAACGCCGGTGATCTTCATGTAAGAGTATTCACACCGGGCCAGCACTATGGTGGCTCTCCCTTGGGGAGCCCAAAACTCCCAGAGGTATCCGTCCTCGTCCTGCACCACCCAGCCCTTCTTATTGACCGGGGCGGCATCCTTCTCTAGCTCTTGGTCGAGTATGGCGAAGATGCCAAGTGGGTCGCGAGGACCTGTGGAAGCGCAGCTTAGTAAGAAAAACATAGCAATAATCATTACAAAAATTCTCATGAAATCCTCTCAAACATGAGTGAAGAGGTATACAGACCACGACTCGGGTCATGGTCGAAGATTGCCTGCCCACACTTTGAGCACGAGCAGAGCCCGCCCCTACCGTATGGTTGCCATGTCGTCTTACACCTCAAGCACTTAATTGTGATCTCCCTGAGTTTCCCGCTGTCGTTGTTCTTCATATAATTCATGCTCATTTAGAACCCCCTTTGTCCATGTAGGTTGGACATACTGTGCATTAAAAGACCAGATAGTATAAGGCCTGTCCCACCAAGCCAACCACCGTCAACAGGACAACCCAGCCAATGCAGTTTGGAATTTCTTCTGGGTGTTTCCATGTAGGTCCTCTACTCATGCTACCTCCCGAATTTTGCTATCATGTCTGGGCAATGAACCACTGCCAGCTTCATGATGCCTTCACCTAAGAAGAATAAAACTAGGTGACCAATGAAAATCAGTAGGCCCACGCCAAATAGAACGACGCAAACCCCCACCTTTAATCGGTACAACTGTTTCTTCAGCCAATCCATTAGTCCATCCTTATCCCTGTCAGCACCGCTAAAGCGATTGACAGAATCAGTGCGACTATTAAATAAATCATTAGTGTATACTCCCGCCTGATAACTCGTTAATGGTTGTTACGTCGTAGCCTTCATCGACGTCGTCGTAGGCCATCTGCATGGCTTTGGCTCCCATCTCCATCGCCCTTTCAAGCTTTTTTCTCTCAGGATTATCCATCCCTTCCTCGCCGTCGCCCGCCATGTGGGTTGTGAAGTACCACTTTTTCTCACCCTTGTCGTCCATTTCCAAGAACAGAAGGCAGATTCCAACACATGGGCCCTGCCTAGTAAGGCATATCTTCTGAACAGCCTGAGCAGTCTTTGCCGCCCACTTCACTAGGTCCGTTATCGGATGATTCATCGT